CCGTGAGCGTTATTCGTTCGGTTGGTCAGATCCGCTAGGCGTCTTTGGTTCTTCAGGCGCTGTTTAAGTTGTAGGAGGGGGGTTGCAAAACCCCCCTTTTGTTGTATCCTTCAGGTACTAGGATTTATTTAGCCCATACGACTGGCCTAGCAGACGTTATAGAGACTTATGGGCGATGTGCTATAACACGAAAGGTTTATCATGGCTCAGACCACGTTTTCCGGCCCAGTCGCGTCCGACAATGGCTTTATTGGCGGCACTTCCGCTTTCCCAATTACAGTAACTACTTCAGGCAACATCTCCAGTTTCTATGGCACGACTTCTGCCACGACTGGTGATACACGGCTTTCTTATAATCGTTTGGCCTTTACCTCGACGGGTTCAGGCGAGACTTTACGTGCGTTCTCGGTTGTAACCGGCGCTGCCGCTGCTACCGCTGGTACGATTAATGGCGCTCATATCTCCACTTCAATCAATACCACAGGCACAATTTCTGGTGCGGCTAACGCAATCCGTGCAACTTTGGGTGGTTCGGCAACGACTCCCGGTGGTACGCTGGCTGTTCTCCAGTTGGATACCGATTACGGTGTTAACGTCACTTTAGGTTCTACTTCTTCATTTATCCGTGTAACGGACAGCGGAGCGCAGACCGGTGAAGTTCAAAACCTCATGAATATCGAGACTGGCCCCGCCGCTACGGTTGCTCCTTCAGCGAGTGCAGTGGCTGCTTCACCGTCTAAGGTGCTTAAGGTTATGGTTGCTGGAACACCGTATTACATTCCTGCTTACGCCACCTTCACACCCTGATGCAAATAACCAAGGAGTTCTTGGAAGCAGAGATTCGTGACTTGGAGCAAGAATTAAATAAGGCTCAAACCTTTTTTATTCAAGCCCAAGCCACAATCGCAGCCTACAAGATGTTAATTAACAGGTTAGAAGCACCAGAAGAAACGGAGAAATGATATGGGTATGCAATATGACGTTAAATCGCAATATGCGATTGCGTCGGGCCTCGTCCTTCCGTTCCGAACTCGTGTAAAAGCGTTTCAGTTTGGCGCTGCAACATCGAGTGCTGGAACAGTTGGGCTATACGACAATTTTGCAATCGCGGGTACATACACTCGGACAACGACTGTTGCAACGGTTACAGCGGTTAGACACGGTTTGATTGTTGGCGACTGGGCATTTATTGATTGGTCAGGTGGAGCAAATCCCACTGATGACTTTTATCAAGTTGCGACGGTAGTAGATGCAAATACGTTTACGGTAGCGGTTGTCAATACTGGAGATCCTTCTGGTGTTGCCACTGTGTATAACGACGTGCTTGTGATTAGCACGGTTTCAACCGGCAACGACGTATTTAATATTATCCCCGGCGAAGGTATCTTGGCTCAAAATGGGGTACGTGTTTTCCTAGAAAATAGTGTCCCATTAACCGTCTACTACGGGTGATCCATGCAAAATCAAAAAGGCTACACGCTTGCTGGCAGAAAACTGTTCATTGCACTACCTGCTTATGACTTTAAAGTTTCTTTGAAGTTGGCTGTATCCCTTGCTCAGGTTGCCCAAGAGGCTCCTAAGCACGGGGTTGAAATAGCCATAGGTAGCATCTGCGGATGTTCGGTTGTCTCCCGAGCACGTAACCTTTTGGTTCAGGACTTCTTAGAGTCCGATTGCACGGATCTGATTTTTATTGATGCGGATATTAACTTTGAGCCGGAGCACGTTTTTAGACTACTGGCTTGGGCTTCAGAGCCACATATTGGTATTGCCGCTGGGGTTCCTAGAACTCGTAGCACTGACAAGGTTTACATCACATCCTTGGATCAAGATGGCGATACTTTGACGATGAATAACATGGGTCTTGTCCGCGCCAAGCGTGTGGCTACGGCCTTTATGCTGGTCAAGCGGGAAGTATTTGAGACAGTAATCAAGGCTCACCCCGAGTGGAACTACTACGATTCCAAAACAGACCGTAACTTGAGTGCGATATTTGACTTTGCCCTCAAGGAAAACAGCTATATTGGCGAGGACTTTTTATTCTGTGACCGCGCCCGCGAGCACGGATTCCAAGTCTGGATCGACCCAACAATTAAATTAGGTCACATGGGTGTGCAAGAGTACGAAGGCGACTTTGGACGCGATTGCCTGTACCCAATGATCGTAGAACAAAAACAGGTGTCAAATGGCTAAGACTCCTGCGTGGCAGCGCAAAGAGGGTAAGAACCCAAAAGGTGGGCTAAACGCCAAGGGGAGGGCATCGTACAACGCCGCTAACCCCGGTAAGCCCGGTTTGAAGGCTCCGCAACCCGAAGGCGGTTCACGCAAGAAATCTTTCTGCGCCCGTATGACAGGAATGAAAAAGAAGTTAACCAGCGCTAAAACCGCTAACGATCCAAACAGCCGTATCAATAAGAGCCTTCGGGCGTGGAAATGCTGATATGGAGATGATGCTTTGGAATATGGTGTTGACGGTGTTATTGGGTGTCTTGGCCTATATTGGGCATGAGAAGGCATCTGAGATACAACGGCTCAACATTTTGATTAACAAAACAAGAGAAGAGGTGGCCCGTGATAACGTCACTCAAGCAGAAATGGACAAGTTTGTTGAGCACATTGACCAACGCTTTAACAAGCTTGAAGCAAAAATTGACCGGCTTATTGAAGCGAGGTAAGTGATGGGTAAAAATACTCAACGTGATTCGCTTATGGAGCGCCACGAAGAGGCAGCGCAAAAAGCGGCTAAAGGTGAAATAACTAGCGATTATTTGCGTTTGCAATCTTATGCTCCATCATATCAAGGCAAAAGAGATACATATGAAAATACTTTGAAAGCCTTACAAGAAGCAGATACTGATTTAATGCGTGAAGAAAAAAAGTCTGCTCGTGCTAAAGGTATGAAAAAAGGAAATTCTGGCGGTGCAGATTCTGATGGCATGAAAAAAGGTGGTTCTGTATCTTCGGCTTCTAAACGCGCAGATGGCTGCGCAATGCGCGGTAAAACTAAAGGAAGGATGGTTTAAAAATGGGTATGAAAGAAATAATGGGGACACTTAGCCCTGTATACGGAATGGCAACTGGTAAAGGCATGTTTGGTAACGCTGTTGGGTTGTTACCTGCAATTGCCAAAGACATGCGTGATGATAAAGCTGAAGAAAAGAAAAAAGCTGCTATGGCGGCTCAGACAGGTGCGCCTGCCCAGCCCGGTATGAAAAAAGGCGGTTCGGTATCTTCGGCTTCCAAGCGAGCAGACGGTATTGCTGTTAAAGGCAAGACCCGTGGGAAGATGGTCTGATGCCTGCTGTATCAGCCAAGCAAGAAAGATTTATGCAAGCGGTGGCTAATAACCCAAAGTTTGCAAAGAAGGTGGGCGTACCAACGTCCGTAGGTCGTGAATTTACGAAAGGAAAAGACATGAAAAAGATGAAGAAGATGGCTGGTGGCGGTATGCCGATGGTTATGAAGGACGGCAAAAAGATCCCCGCATTTGCTGCCGACGGTGAAGGCAAGATGGCTAAAGGTGGGATGACTAAAATGCGTAAAGTAGCGACTGGTAAGCCTGCCATGGGAAGTGCCTCCAAGCGAGCCGACGGTGTTGCCATGAAAGGTAAGACTAAAGGTAAATTTCTTGCCAAGGGTGGCATGACCAAATGATGCCCAGCCGTGGTATGGGGGCGATTCGCTCCTCTAAAATGCCAAAGGCCAAGACGATCACCCGCAAGGATGATCCGAACAAGGTCAAAATGTATGCCGAAGGTGGTAAGGTCTCTAAAGTAAATGAGGCTGGCAATTACACCAACCCCGGCATGCGTAAGCGCCTGTTCAATCAAATTAAAGCATCTGCTACGCAAGGTACTGCTGCAGGTCAATGGTCTGCGCGTAAGGCACAACTACTGGCTAAAAAGTACAAAGCCGCAGGTGGGGGGTATAAGTGAGTGGACTCGCCAAAAGCCAGCGCAGCCTCAAAGCGTGGTCAGCCCAAAAGTGGCGTACAAAAAGTGGCAAGCGTTCCTCGGACACGGGCGAGCGCTACCTCCCAGAAAACGCCATCAAAGCCCTCTCCCCGCAAGAATACGCCGCGACCACCCGTGCCAAAAGGGCGGGCAAAGCCAAAGGAAAGCAGTTTGTGGCACAGCCTAAAAGCGTGGCTAAAAAAGTTGTTCCGCATAGGAAAATAGGATGACCACATCGGGTACTTCTGGTTTTAACCTAGACCTCAACGATATCGTCGAAGAAGCTTTTGAGCGTGCGGGGGGTGAACTGCGTACGGGTTACGAACTGCGCACGGCGCGGCGTAGCCTGAACCTGTTATTTGCTGATTGGGCAAACCGGGGTATCAACTTGTGGACGGTTGAGCAAGGCTCAATTATTTTGACACCGGGGCAGATCAGCTATGCCCTACCTACCGATACGGTAGATCTGCTGGAACACGTAATTCGTACTCAAGCCAACGTCTCAGCCACACAGGCTGACTTGACCATTACCCGTATCAGCGTATCAACCTACGCCAGTATCCCAAATAAGCTTCAGCAAGCCAGACCAATTCAGATCTACGTAAATCGTCAAACCGGGGCTTCTAATCTGTTTGCGGGCACTTTAAATGGCACGATTACAGCCACGGATACATCAATAACTTTAACTTCTGTAGTTGGTTTAGCGGCACAGGGGTTTATTAAGATTGATTCCGAAATTATTTATTACACGTACATAACCGGAAACGTATTGTCAAATTGCTTCCGCGGACAGGCCAATACAACTGCTGCGCCACACACAACCGGAGCGTCTATTTACGTAACTAACCTTCCTAACGTCTCGGTGTGGCCTGCCCCTGATTCATCGCAGCAATATACCTTGGT